GCTGACGGGCACGAAGGCTTCACCAAATACTACCTGAACAACAAGGGAGCGCGGCGTGGTTACGGTTTTAGACCGGAAGCAAATGGAGCAATCAGCGGACCCGATCAGACTGCAGAAAGTGCAGCGACCGGCGCAAGACTTGTCGCTGATAGAATTACTCGCTTGTCAGCCGCAATCGACGCTAGACCACTACCTGAAAGTGTGGATGGAGACGAACAAGAGCGAGTTGAGTGACCTTCAATATGATTGGGCATTTAACGGCAGGCCGTCACAATTTGCACCAAAGGGCAACTGGACTATATGGGCATTGGTTGCAGGCCGTGGGTTCGGCAAGAACCGTAGCGGCGTTGAATGGGTGCGTAGCCTGGTAGAAGGGCCAACTCCACTAACAGCGCCAGAGGGTGCGCCGAAATGGATTAACATCGTCTCCAGCACCAGTTCTGACAATCGCGACTTTGTAGTGGAGGGCGAAAGCGGGTTTCTTAACCTTTGCCCGCCCGACTATATGCCAACCTATGAGCCATCCAAACGGCGTTTGACCTGGCCGAACGGTTGCCGTGCTACGTTGTTCAGTGCAGAAGAACCCGAAAGCCTGCGCGGTGCCCAAGGTGAGGTGTCATGGTGTGACGAATTGGCAAAGTGGAAATATCCAGACCGGGCATGGTCAAACCTGCGGTTCGGTATGCGCCTTGGTGAGAACCCCCGCACCCTGATCACAACAACACCGCGCCCGGTGAAACTGCTCATTGACCTAATGAAGCGTGAACGCACCCACGTTACCAGCGGCACGACCTACGACAACGCCAGCAACCTCGCCAAGTCATTCTTTGAAGATGTTATCACCGACTATGAAGGCACCCGACTAGGCCGGCAGGAGTTGATGGGCGAGTTATTGCTAGATCGCCCTGGCGCACTGTGGAACCTTGAACAACTGGATATGCTGCGCGTTGACCAAGCACCTGAAGACCTTGTGCGGGTTGCTGTGGCTGTTGACCCTGCTGTTACTGCGAATGACGGTTCAGACGAAACGGGTATTGTCGTTGGCGGCAAAGCCGCAGACGGTCACGGTTACTTGTTGGGGGACTATACGATCAAGGGTTCACCAAACGAATGGGCGACCAAAGCGGTGCAGGCGTACTACGAGCATGACGCTGATTGCATTGTGGCCGAAGTCAACCAAGGCGGCGATATGGTTGCAAGCACTATCCATGCGGTAGATAAATCTGTTAAAGTCGTGTCAGTTCGCGCAACGAGGGGCAAAGTTGTTAGAGCGGAGCCGGTGGCTGCGCTATACGAACAGAACAAGGTGCATCATGTTGGCACCTTCTCGAAGTTGGAAGATCAGATGGTGAATTTCACACAAGACTTTGACGCCAAGAAAGAAGGGTATTCCCCCGACAGGCTTGACGCGGCTGTGTGGCTATGGGTTCACTTGATGGTCAAAGCGAAAAGGAAGCCCCAGGTATGAAGTGGCCGTGGCAGCGAAAGCAATCCGCAGTACGCGAGAGCGTTTCCCAATTTGTCGGTGTTGGCGACCCCGCCTTCATGACACGCAATCCGGCGCAGTTTGCCAAAGAAGGCTACAGCTACAACCCGGTGGTCTATAAGTGCGTGTCGCTTATTGCGCGGTCAGCAAGTGGTATTCCTATCAAGCTGCGCGTTGGTGGCGAAGAAACAGAACAACACAACATCCTTGATGCACTTGAACGGCCTAACCCTGTGCAGTCCCGAGCAGCTTTTATCGAGGCGTACTTGTCGGAAATGCTTATTTCAGGGAACGGCTATTGCGAGCGCGTGACCAGCACGGACAACCGTATATTGGAACTGTGGACGCACTCACCGCAATATATGAAGGTGCTCAAAGGGCAGTATCGCTTGCCTGCTGGCTATCAGTGGTCAAACGGCATGAACAAACACACATGGCAGGCCGACCCGGTAACGGGGCAGAGTGACATTCTTCAGATTAAGACGTTCAACCCTTTGGATTATTGGTACGGCATGTCGCCAATGGAAGCGGCTGTTTATGGCATAGACAATCACAACGCTGCATCCAAATGGAATTACAAGCTGTTAAAGAACGGTGCCGCAACGACTGGTCTGCTGACGCACAAGATCACAGAAGACGAAGAAGAATTATCACCCGAACAGTTGGAAAAGCTACGGAAGCAAATGGCAGACCGCGCTTCTGGTGTGGACAGTTCAACCACATTGGTTCTGGAAGGTAACTTTGACTATATGGAAATGGGCATGAACCCTAAAGACCTTGATTGGCGGGAAGGCAAGCACATGAGCGCCGGAGAAATTGCGTTGGTGTATGGTGTGCCAGGTCAGCTTGTGGGCATCCCTGACGCACAGACGTATTCCAACAACCGTGAAGCACGGCTGGCGTTGTGGACGGAAACGATCATCCCCATTGCTGAAATGATGCTAGGTGAATTGTCTGTTTGGTGCAGCGGCTTTTACGATCAGGACATTCAGCTTTACCCAGACTTGGACGGTGTTGAAGCATTGTCACCCCTGCGAGAACGCAAGTGGGAGCGCGTCACCAAGGCAATCAACAACCCGCTGACTATCAACGAGGCACGGCAAGAACTTAACCTAGAGCCGGTAGAAGGCGGCGATGTGTTGTTGGTGCAGGCGGGGCTGTTGCCCATTACCGACAGCGGCGAACTCATGCCAATGGATGACGAAGCAATGGCCTATCGGATTGCATATGGTGAGCAGTAGTGTTCAACCTCCGAACAGAGGCAGCGCGTAAGCGCGAAGCCGCGTTCCAAGAACGCCAACGGGCCGCATTCGAGCGTCGTATCTTTACAAAGATGCGCCGAGAATTTAACCGCGTTTCAAAAGAACTAGCGCAGGTCTACATCAGCGACGACCTTACCAACTTTGATGCTGTTATTGAAAAGCACCGCGAAAACGTGTTGAACATTCTCACAGTTCAATACCGTGGCGCATTCCGTTTGTTTGGGGGTCGCGTGTTGGACGATGGGGCAAAACGCTTCGCCCCTAGTAAAAAGACGGCTGAAAGTGTATTCTCGGAAGCAATGAAAACGTGGATTGCAACAGTAGGCGTGGAAAAAGCCGTGAGAATAAGCGACACCACCCGCAGCCAAGTAGCAGCCGCGTTGTTAGCAACGATGAACGAAGGGCAAGAAGTGACCGCTTCTGAAATACAAAAACGAACAGGCGGTGTAGTCGGCAGGACGCGGGCGCGGGTCATTGCCAGAACTGAAACGCACAATGCCGCTAATGCAGCGAGCTTGTCAGCGGTTGATGCACTTGAGCTAGAGGAAGTCCAGAAAGAATGGATTTCGGTAGAGGACAGCAGAACACGGGCAAGCCATGCTGCCGCAGATGGACAGTTAGTTCCTGTGGACAGTTCGTTCGCCGTGGGTGCGGCGATGTTGTCCCACCCTGGCGACCCTACCGGCCCAGCAGGCGAAGTCATCAATTGCCGGTGCGTGATGGCATATGTGACGGAGTAGAAAATGGAAACAAAACACATCCCAATGGAATTGAAAGCGTCCGGCGAACAGGGAACATTCTCTGGGTACGGTTCGGTCTTCGGTAATGTAGACTTACATGGTGACATAGTTGAAAAGGGCGCGTTTACCGAAACGCTTAAGGAACGCCCCATTGAGCATGTCGGCCTGTACTGGATGCACGACCCTCGCGAACCGATTGGCAGATGGTCAATCATGGAAGAACGCAAAGAAGGCTTGTGGGTAGAAGGCAAGCTGACGCTGGGTGTATCACGTGCCCGTGAAGTTTACGAACTTATGAAGGACGGCGCTGTTACCGGCCTGTCCATCGGATACCGAACCCGCAAGTACGACCTTGACGGCGAGAACGATATTCGTATTCTTAAGGACGTTGAATTGTTCGAGGTATCCGCAGTAAGCGGTCCCGCGAATGAGGAAGCCCGTATAGCACGCGTGAAGTCAGCGAAAGACTTTGCCAACCTTGCTACGGTACGGGAAGCGAACCAAGCCTTGCGCGATGCTGGCTTTTCGCAGCGAGAGGCAAACGCCTTTATTTCCCGTGTTAAGTCATTCGGTCAACGTGACGTTGACAATGAGGAACTAATCCGCGCCATTGACGGCGCACGATCTGCACTCAAATAACGGAGTTGACCAAATGGAACTCAAAGAAGCAATTGACGGCCTAAAGCGTGATTGGGAAGGTTACAAGGAAACCAACCAAGAGCGCATTGATGCCGCTGTAAAAGG